CTCTGACGGAAACGAAACCTATGACACACCTATTCCGCTTGCAAAGGCGATGAGTGCGGAACTTTCGGTAGAGCTTGCCGAGGCAACACTTTATGCCGATGACGGTGCATCTGAGGTTGTAAAGGAATTTCAGAGCGGTACGCTCACACTCGGTATTGACAACATCGGAACAGCCGTTGCAGAGGATTTGACCGGTGCGACAATCGACAAAAACAAGGTGTTGGTTTCCGCATCTGAGGACGGAGCACCGCCCGTTGCAATCGGTTTTCGTGCAAAGAAATCGAACGGCAAGTATCGTTACTTCTGGCTTTACAGAGTGAAGTTTGGCATTCCTGCAACTAATCTTACCACAAAGGGCGAAAGCATCGAGTTTTCCACTCCGTCAATCGAGGGTACGGTTATCCGCAGAAACAAGGCTGACAAGCTCGGCAAGCACCCATGGAAGGCTGAAATTTCAGAGGACGATACAGGGGTTGTAAGCGGCACAATCAGCGGTTGGTACACTCAGGTGTATGAGCCGACCTATGCTGAATAAATACGGAGGTGCGTTATGACTGACAGAGGAAGTATTATTAAAATCGGTGAAAACGAATATGAGCTTATTCTCACAACAAGGGCAACAAAGGAGATTGCCAAAAGATACGGTGGACTTGAAAACCTCGGTGACAGGCTGATGAAAAGTGAAAATTTTGAAATGGCACTTGATGAAATCATCTGGCTTATCACACTACTTGCAAATCAGAGCGTTATGATTTACAATCTGAAAAATCCAAACAGCAAAAAACCTTTGCTTTGTGAGGACGAGGTGGAACTTCTAACATCACCGTTTGACCTTGCCGAGTACAAGAGTGCAATTATGGATTCAATGCACAAGGGTACAAAAAGGAATATTGAAAGCGAGTCTGACTCAAAAAACACGAAAGTCGGGTAACAGATGATGAGCTGTTTACCCGACTTCTTTATTACGGACTTGCACACCTAAATCTTTCGCAGGAAGAAGTGTGGCTCATGCCGTTCGGACTTTTGCTTGATTTGTGGGAATGTCATAGACAATACAACAGCATTGCAAAGCCAAAACGAGTGGCTTGCATTGATGATGTTATTCCTTACGGGATTTGAATTATTATTGAGTTTGGTTAAGTGGTGTGATATACTTAATCAGAGAATAAAACTGAATCTGATAAAACAATACCGTAATACAATTCACGAATATTTAGATAGAGAAATATGAAACTTTTCTAGTGGGTGACAAGTATGTCTGCAATTTATGAATTTAGATACGAATATTACGATGGTGCATCTGACAAGCCTAAAAAATATGTAATTCTTGAGTCGTATCCTAATGGTAATTCTATGTTGGTTTATAATGATGGACAAAAGTATTGTGCTAATATAACCGATAAAGTTGATGAATTTTGCAACCGTATTTATAAATCGAGTTTTTCTTCATGGCATAACAAAAAATATGTATCTGATATCGATTTTTTTCCGAATATGAATTGGTTATTACGGATTAGAACAGATTCTGTGTTATTATATTGCGAGGGCGAAAATGAATTTCCTAACAATTGGAATGATTTTGTTCAAATCTTAAATGATATAGGAGTATATATTTAGTTGTATTTATGCTTAAATTATAAAACCACATTAAGGGAGTAACCACACGGTTGCTCCCTTTTTATATATGTACATATAACACTACGAGCCGAAAGGCTCTTTTTTTATGCCATGAGGAGGTGAGAATATGGCGGATAATTTTGGACTTAAGCTTGGCATTGAGGGCGAAAAGGAATTTAAAAAGTCGCTTGCTGAAATCAATCAGACTTTTAAGGTTCTCGGCTCTGAGATGAAACTTGTGTCCTCGCAGTTTGATAAGAACGACAACTCCGTTCAGGCTTTGTCGGCAAGAAATACGGTTCTTAATAAGGAGATTGACGCACAAAAGCAGAAGATTGAAACTTTGCGACAAGCACTTGCAAATGCATCAGAGTCATTTGGTGAAACTGACAGGAGAACACAAAGCTGGCAAATTCAGCTTAACAATGCCGAGGCATCACTCAACGGTATGGAGCGTGAACTTGGCAGCAATAATTCTGCACTTGAACAGGCAAAGGCGGATATTGAGGGTACGGAAAAATCTCTTGAAAAGGTTGACGGCCAGCTTGATGATACTGCCGAGAGTGCCGACGATATGGGTGATGAAATCAAGGATGCAGGCTACAAGGCGGATAAGTCGAAGGAGAGATTTTCAAAGCTTGGTTCGGTACTCAAGGGTGTGGGTGTTGCGATGGGTGCGGTTGTTACTGCGGCCGCCGCAACTGCCGTTAAGCTGGGCAAGGAGGTAGTCAATGCCTATGCCGACTATGAACAGCTTGTCGGCGGTGTTGATACGCTTTTCAAGGGTTCAGCGCAGAAACTGCAAAGCTACGCATCTAATGCCTATAAAACGGCAGGCCTTTCTGCAAATGACTACATGGAAACCGTTACAGGCTTTTCCGCAAGCCTCATTCAGTCGCTTGGCGGTGATACAGACAAGTCGGTAAAGTATGCCGATATGGCAATCACGGATATGGCGGATAACGCAAACAAGATGGGTACAGATATGTCGCTCATTCAGAATGCATATCAAGGCTTTGCAAAGCAGAACTACACCATGCTCGATAACCTTAAACTCGGCTACGGCGGTACTAAAGAGGAAATGCAAAGACTTCTCTCTGACGCAGAGAAAATATCGGGCATTAAGTACGATATTTCGTCATATGCCGATGTGGTCGATGCAATCCATGTTATGCAGGAGAGTATGGATATTGCCGGCACTACCGCAAAAGAGGCAGAGGGTACAATTTCGGGTTCGGTTAATGCGTTGAAATCCTCAGTTACGAATCTTGTGGTAGGCTTTGGTGACGCAAATGCTGAACTTGATGTGTTGTGTGAAAATGTTGTAACGGTATTTCAGACCGTGCTTGAAAACATCTCGCCTATTGTGGAAAATCTCATCTCAGCCTTGCCGACAGTCATTACCACACTGCTTGAATCGGCAGGTGAAATGCTTCCCACTGTTCTGGAAACTCTTGCAGAATTGTTTGCACAGGTGCTTGAGGGATTGCTTCAGCTTTTGCCACAGCTGATTCCCGTTGCGGTGTCAGCCTTATTAACAATTACAAATGCAATTGTTGAAAATCTGCCCTTGCTGATTGAGTCGGCAACCTTGCTCGTAGCAACTCTCGTACAAGGCCTTGCAGATGCACTGCCTACACTAATTCCTACTGCGGTCAATGCGGTTATGACGATTGTACAGGGACTTCTGGACAGCTTGCCGTCAATTCTTGAGGCAGGACTTGAACTTGTGTCAGCACTTGCACAGGGTATTCTTGATGCACTTCCCGACCTCATATCTAAACTGCCTCAGATTATTATGGGCATAGTTACATTTCTTTTAAATTCAATACCGCAAATCATACAGACGGGCATTAAGCTGTTGACCTCTCTTGTTAGTGCCTTGCCCGACATTATCACAGCAATAGTTAAGGCTATTCCGCAGATTATCAACGGAATTATAAATGCGGTAATAAATTCAATTCCGCAGATTATTCAGGCAGGTATAGACTTGCTCATTTCACTTGTCAAGGCTCTGCCCACCATTATCGTCACAATCGTGAATGCAATACCTGACATCATTTCAGGCATTGTTAATGCTCTCATCGACAATATTCCGGCAATAATTCAGGCGGGTATTGATTTGTTGATTTCGCTTGTTAAGAATCTGCCGACTATCATTAAGGAAATCGTAAAGGCAGTACCTAAGATTATTGAAGGCATTGTAAAGGCCTTTGGTTCACTTATGTACAAGATTGTTGAAATTGGCGGTAACATTGTAAAAGGCTTGTGGGACGGTATCTGCGGTCTTGCATCGTGGCTCTGGGATTCAGTCAGCGGTTGGATTTCGGGTATCTGGGACGGCATCTGCGACTTTTTTGGCATTCACTCACCGTCAAAGGAAATGGCATGGGTTGGCGAAATGCTTGTCAAGGGTCTTGCTGGTTCTATTGACAAAAATGGTGATATGGCTGTTCGTGCCGCCGAGGGTATGAGCAGTGATGTTTCAAGTGTTATGAACTTACTTGCTGATGATATGAAAACTACTTTGCCGACTGATTTCAGCATTGACGGAAATGTAAAAAACTCCGTCAACACACAAAGCTTAAACAGCGGTGTCGGCGGACTTTCGCTTGTTCTTAATATTGCAAATTTCAACAACTACTCAAATGACGATATTTCTAAGCTTACAAACGAGATTATGGAAACTGCAGGTCAGTTTGCCAAAAGGAAAGGAATGGTGTTTGCGTGAACTATTTTGAATACAACGGCGTCAGGTCATCTGATATGGGACTTCATATACAGAGAAAGAATGTGTACTCCTCGCCAAAGTACGATTCTTCTTTTGTGTCAATCCCCGGTCGCAACGGTGACCTGATTGTGCCGAATCGCAGATATGAAAACACACAGGTGAGCTATTCTGTATATCTGTCTGCAAAGAACAGTCAACAGCTTGCAGACAGCATTACAAAAATCAAGGCTTGGCTGTACACACAGCCCGACAGGTATCACATACTAAAGGACAGCTACGATAAAAGATTTTTCAGATATGCTCTCTTTAACTCCTCACTTGATATTGAAGATGAGCTTAACAAAATCGGTGTGTTTACCGTAAGCTTTAACTGCAAGCCGTTTAGATATGACATTGACGGTGAGCTACCGCACAGTATTGATGTGGTGCTGAATTTTCCGTATATGATTTTTTGCAGAATGGACGGTTCAAAGCCGGAAAATGACTGGAGCAACCGTTGGAATCAGACGGCAAACCTTGTTGTGCCGAGTGGTAAAAATATGTTTGTGCTGAATACAAATTCGTGGACAGACGGCTACTGGGACTACTATTCAGATGCAGACAAGAGCAGAATATATCTTAAGGTAAACGAAAACTGGAAAAAGGAGAATGCAAGGTTTGCCCTATATACATTTATCAGTGACGAAACCGCATGGTATTCTCTCGAGAAGGTCAGCGAGGATATTTACAGAGTGACCTTGCCGTCAAAGGGTGAAACCGTACTTGTGAATCCGTACAGCTTTGAGAGCAGACCGCTTATTCATCTTAACGGCAACGGTACGGGTACGCTTACCATTGATAACGAAAACGGCAGGCATGAATGGACTTTCAGCAATATTGATGAGTTCATTGAGATTGACAGCGAAAAGATGTGCTTTTACAAGGACAACACGCTGAAAAATGATACGGTTACAGGCACGGGATTTCCTTTGCTTATAAGGGGTGAAAACAGGTTTATTCTCGGTGGTGGCATAACGGACGGTTCAGTATTTCCAAGGTGGTGTTCGTTATGATGCCGATTTTATACAGAGCAGATGAAACCGAGTTTGACACCTACGGAATCGGTGTGCTGTCGGAATGCACCTTTTGTGAAGTTACAGAGGAGCGAAACGGTGCGTTTGAATGTGTGATGAAATATCCTCTGCATGGTGCATTGTTTGATGAGATTAAAAACGACAGGGTTATACTCGTTAAGCCGAATGACACATCAAGGTCACAGCCGTTTCGTATATACAGAATTACAACACCGATGAACGGCATCATCACAGTGTATGCACAGCATATGTCATATGATTTGTCGGGCATTGGTGTGCTATGCTTTGAGAGCAAATCGGTTTCGCCACAGCTTGCACTTGAGAGAGTTTTTTCAAACACCTCATCACAGCACGGCTTTAAATGCAGGACAGACCTTTCAGCACCGAGGGCATTTTCAGTCGACAGGCCGATGAGCATTCGTGCCGTACTTGGAGGTACAAAGGGTTCAGTTCTTGATGTGTGGGGCGGTGAATACGAATGGGATATGTTTGATGTCATTCTCCACTCAAAGCGTGGTAAGGACAACGGTGTGGTGATTGAATACGGCAAGAACCTAACTGATGTGGAGCAGGACAATGACTTCTCATCTGTATATTCTCACCTTTTTCCCTATGCCGTAATTAAAAACGGAGATACCGAAAGTGTGGTTACTTTGTCGGAAATCACAATTTCTATTGTGGAAACATATGCAAGGGAGAAAACACTCATCAAGGATTTTTCGTCCTTCTTTAAGGACGGAGAAACCGTTACCGAGGACACACTTCGAGCAAAGGCGAAGTCATACATCAAACAGAATCTGTTCGGTGACGAAACTCCCACGGTGAAGGTGTCGTTTGAACCGCTATGGCAACAGCCCGAATATTCGCAGTTCCTCGAAAAGGTGAACCTCTGCGACACAGTGACCGTCAGACACGCAGATATGAATATTGAGGTAAAGACGAAGGTTATTGAAACCGTATATGATGCACTGGCCGAGAAATATTCATCAATCACACTCGGAACGGCAAAATCAAACTTTGTGAATACGGTTGCAGAAATCAAAAGTACAACCGATGAAATCAAAAAGGAAACCGACAGCTTTCCGTTACTTATGAATACTGCTATTAAAAATGCCACTTTGCTGATTTCAGGTCAGCAAGGTGGCTTTGTTGTTATGCACACGGATTCTGTTACAGGCAAGCCGTATGAACTTTTGATTCTTGACAACGAAAATCTGTACGATGCAAGGAATGTGTGGCGGTGGAATGTCAGTGGCTTAGGTTTTTCAAAGAGTGGATACAACGGCCCGTATGAAACTGCGATTACGGCTGACGGAAAAATCGTGGCAAACTTTATCACAAGCGGAACGCTTATGGCAAACATCATCAAGGCGGGAGTAATCAGTTCGGCTGATAAATCCTCGTGGTGGGATTTGGAGAGCGGTGAGGTTCACCTCAGTGCATATACAAAAACAGAGGATACCGACAAACTCAGCGACAGTATTGCTGAAATTACGGAAAGGACATCAACACTTGAACAGACCGCAGAGGACATTTCCTTTAAAATCAACGAGCAGTCCACGGGCGGAAAGAACTATCTTTTAAACTCATCGGCTCTCAACGGACTTTCGGATGATTGGGAGTATTCGGGATTGGTCACTGTACTTTCCGATACAGATGTAATCAGTCATACCTCTTCGGGTTCTGCTTTTGTACTCGGTGCGGAAAGCACCTTGTCGCAAAGTGTGTATAACTCGGTTGCCGACAGATCCTTTGTGCTGTCACTCAGAGCAAAGAAAAGCTATTCACAGCTTAGTGCATATATGTATGTTCAGTACAACGGAGTTAAAAGAGAATATCTTTTTAATACAAAGGACAGCTTTGACTGGACGGATTTTTCGGTTGTACTTCCAGATGTATCAGACGGTGAGATTACAGTATTTATTTACAGCCGTGGTTTTTCCCTTAAGGTAAGCGACCTTATGCTTACTGACGGAAGTATCGTTCAGCACTGGTCACCTGCACCAAATGAGATATACACAAACGAGGTAAAGATTGACCGCAAAGGCATTGAGGTTTCAAACAGCAAGTCCTCGCAGAAAACAGTAATTACAAACACTGAATTTTCAGGCTACTACAACGATGAAAAGATATTCACCCTAAACAAGGACGAAACTCAGACGAAGAAAACCACAGTTGACGGTGAGCTTACAATCGGCAGAACAAAGCTGATTCCGATGACGGACAGCTCACAGGGACTCAACATTGTAATTCTTGATTAGGAGGCAATATGGCAAAGACAACGGTTGTCAATAGAAGTGACACGATTTACATAGATACGGAAAATCCGACCGTATCAGTAAACACAACGGTAAATGACGCAGGTCTTAAACACAGCATTACGATTACCATACGAGGTATTCCGATAACTGGCATATCGGGACTTGCGTGGAACAAGGGGACGGCAAACAGGATTATTCCCATTCCTACGGACAGCAGAACGGGCATTTTAAAGGCTATGTATGAAGACAAGAGCGTTACGGCAAAGCTAACGGTCACCACATACAAGGGTTCAACCTATGTAGGCATTTCTGAAAGGAATTGTCAGATTGCAACCACCTCGCACAATTCAAGACCTGTTATTGAAGGCTTTATCTATCTTGATTCAAACATCAAGACAACCGCCGTAACAGGCAATACAAAGCTTTTTATTCAGAACTACTCAATTCTCAAGGTTACACCGCTCACTGCAAAGCCGAGAAATGAATCGAAGATTACAGGCTACACGGTAAGCTGTAACGGTGTGAGCAAATCAAGTACAACTGCAAAGGAATTGAATCTTGGTACAATCACCAAAAGCGGTGATGTGGTGGTTATGGTCACGGTCACGGACTCAAGAGGTTACACAACGAGCATTAAAAAGACGATTACCGTTATTCCGTACAGCAGTCCGAATCTCAGTACGATTACACTAAGACGAACAAATGAGATTGAGTCGGAAATTCAGCTTATTTTCAACGGCTCATATTCCCCGCTTACGATTGACGGAGAAAACCGCAACCGTCTTTTATCCTTTTGCTACCAATACAAGAGGACAAGTGATGCAAACTACGGAAATTTTGTTGACATTTTAAGCGAACTGAAAATGAACGGCACAAGCTATTCATACTCAAATCTTCAGCTTATGAAGCTTGATGTGAATATGTCATACAGCTTTCATATTGAAATTCGGGATGTGATGGAAAAGTCTGTTGTTACGGACCTGTACTTTACCATTCCACAAGGCACTCCGCTTGTTGCATTACGCAAGCAGAAGGTAGGCATTAACAATCCAAACCCACAATCCGCACTTGATGTGACGGGTGAAATACATATGAACGGCTTTCCTGTTATGGGCATTATACAGACCTCTGTTGAGGACGATGTTAGCCTTAACAGTCTTACAACGCAGGGTATTTATTTCAGACGAAGAGTACCGCAGGAGAATATGAACTATCCGGCACTTGTATTCGGTATGCTTGAAGTATTTTCTTGCAGTACTAATCTTGTGACACAGAGATATACGGCAAGGGACAGTCCGTTTGATGTGTATATCCGTTCAAAGGTGAATTCAAGCTGGAGCAAGTGGGTTAAAAAATAGACACAGGAGGTATTTATGAAACAGATTTGGAACAGCATTCAGACTGCATTCATCGCACTTGGAGGAACACTCGGGTGGTTTATCGGAGGTGCAGACGGCTTTCTGTATGCACTCATTGCATTTGTAGTTATCGACTACATTACAGGAATGATGTGTGCCGTTGCCGACAAAAAGCTTTCGAGCAAGGTCGGTTTTAAAGGCATTTGCAGAAAGGTGATTATCTTTCTGCTTGTGGGAGTGGCGAATCTCCTTGATGTGTACATTATCGGCACGGGCAGTGTGCTGAGAACGGCGGTGATTTTCTTTTATCTCTCAAATGAGGGCTTGTCACTGCTTGAAAACGGAGCACATCTGGGACTTCCCATTCCTGAAAAGATTAAAAATGTGCTTGCACAATTACACCACAGAAGTGAAAAGGAGGACGACTGAATGTCATACACAAACAGCAAATTAGTTAGCTACACAAAAATTTCACCAAACAGAAACATCAATCGCAATCACAAGATTGATACAGTTTCAATCCACTGCGTAGTCGGGCAGTGCTCTGTTGAAACTCTCGGCTCAATCTTTGCATCAAGGGACAAGGAGGCAAGCTCAAACTACGGTATCGGCTATGACGGCCGTATCGGAATGTATGTTGAGGAAAAGGATCGCAGCTGGTGCACCTCATCTGCGTCAAATGACAACAGGGCGATTACCATTGAGGTTGCCTCAGATACCTACCACCCATACAGAGTAAATGATGCTGCGTACAAGTCTTTGATTAAACTGCTTGTTGACATCTGCAAGAGAAACGGCATCAAAAGGCTTGTGTGGTCAACAAACAAGTCAGAGAGAATGAATCATTTTAACGGTTGCAATATGACGGTTCATAGGGATTATGCAAACAAGTCCTGTCCGGGAGATTATCTCTACAATCTTCACAGACAGATTGCAAAGGAGGTGAACGCTCAACTTGGCTTAGGCAGTTCAAAACCTGCGACTTCAAAGAAAACTCTCTATCGTGTACGCAAAAGTTGGAAGGACGCAAAGTCGCAGAAGGGTGCGTTCTATGACCTTTCAAATGCCAAGAAATGTGCCGACAAAAACAACGGTTACTCTGTCTTTGATGAAAGCGGAAAAGTTGTGTACACGCCAAAGTCATCGGGCAAAAAGTCAGTTGATGCCATTGCAAAAGAAGTAATTCAGGGCAAATGGGGCAACGGCACCGACCGCAAAAACCGTCTCACCAAAGCCGGCTATGACTACAACGCCGTACAGAAAAGAGTAAATGAGATTTTATCTTAACAGACAATAGAACAGTATTTTAACAAAGCCAAATCCCCATCGAGGTGTTTTTTCTCCTTGATGGGGATTTTTTCGCTCAAAACCTCTGTTTATCTCCAGTGGAAAGTGAATAACAAAAAAACGGAGGTAGTATTATGCAGAATGAAGTGAGAACAGTATTGCAGACAACAGATGTTGAGTCACATTTAAAAATGTCTGCAAAGCCGTTGACAGATGCGGAGCTTTTACAGGACTACAACTATTTTATAGCGCAGAGGGTAGCTAAGGATATGCTTGAAAAAGGACTTATCTCGTTGGAAGAATTCAACAAATTAACAAAGAAAAATCGTGATACATTCTCTCCGTTTTTAGCCGAGATTATGCCGAAAACAACTTGACAATTGTGACATTTAGAGTGATGTATATACAAGTGAAAGTGGAGGTGAGTTATCATGAAAAAGGTTACGAAAATTGACAAAATTCAACCTGCAAAAAATGCCGAGAATAAACTGCGTGTTGCAGCTTACTGCCGAGTTTCAACGGCGACTGATGCACAACTTGAAAGCTTGGAAGCACAAAAGAACCATTATGAAAACTACATCAATTCACGAGATGATTGGTGCTTTGCGGGTGTGTACTACGATGAGGGCATAACAGGCACAAAGGCAAGTAAAAGGCCGGAACTTATGCGGCTTTTAGCTGATTGCAAGGCAAAGAAAATTGATTTTGTAATTACAAAGTCAATCAGCCGGTTTTCAAGAAACACTATGGATTGTCTGAAAATTGTGAGAACACTTCTCAACCTGAATATTCCGGTATATTTTGAAAAGGAAAATATAAATACCGGCTCTATGGAAAGCGAGCTCTTTCTGTCAGTTCTCAGCACAATGGCTGAGGGCGAATCCGCTTCTATTTCATCAAACAACAAATGGTCAATTAAAAAGCGTTTTGAAAACGGAACTTACAGATTAAGCAGTGCACCTTATGGTTATAAGCTTGAATCAGGTGGACTGCAAGTTGTTTCTGAACAGGCAGATATTGTAAAGCAAATATTCAGAGAACTGCTTTCAGGTAAAGGAATGTACTCAATTGCTAAGAAGTTGAACGCTGAACAGGTGCCAACGCAAAAGGGTGGAAGGTGGACATCGACAAGTGTGCACAATATTCTTACGAATGAAAAATATACAGGTGATTGCATTTTTCAGAAGACCTATGCCGACAGTAATTTTAATCGTCATATAAATAACGGAGAGCTTAACAGGTACTTAATACAGAATCATCATGAGGCAATTATCAGTCACGAGGATTTTAAGGCTGCCGCTGCACTTATTAAACAAAGGGCAACAGAAAGAAGAATAGAAAGCGGTAGTGATAAATATCAGCAGAGATATGCTTTTTCCGAAAAGATTATTTGTGGTGAGTGCGGAAATACCTTTCGCAGAAGGATTCATAAGGGTAAGTATAACAGCTATGTTGCGTGGGTGTGCAATACTCACCTGTCTGATACTAACAGGTGCTCAATGCTGTTTGTAAGAGATGATGCGTTAAAGCTTGCGTTTGCAACTATGCTTAATAAGCTGATTTTCAGTTACAGACTGCTTCTCAAGCCATATCTTGCAGTAATGCAAAGCAATACAGCTGATGAAGCCTTGCTCCGTATTCAATATCTTGAAAACCAGCTTGACCAGAATGCCGAGCAGCGCAGTACATTGCATAAACTGATGGCGCAAGGCTATATTGACCAAATACTTTACACGCAGGAAAGCAACGAATTACTTTTACAGGCTCGTGATTTTAGAAGTGAAATCGAGGTGCTGAATAATACGGTGGCGGGTGATACTACAAAGGTTTATGAAACCGAGCGCCTGATAAATTACTGCAAACGCGGTGAAATGCTGACGGATTTTAATGAGAGTTTATTTGAGCTATTTGTTGACCATATTTTGATTTATTCACGACAAAAAATAGGATTTGTTCTGAGATGTGGCCTTACATTTGAGGAGATGATTTAATGGGGAACACGCCATTTGGATATATAATCGTTGACGGAAAGGCTGTTGTTGACGAAGGCACTGCCGAACAGGTTCGCAATGTCTATTTGAATTACCTTAGCGGACTTTCTCTTGTCAATGCGGCAAAGAGGGCAGGACTTGACCTGCGTCATTGTGGAGTGAAGAATATGCTGCAAAACAAGCACTACCTTGGCGATGATTTCTATCCGCAAATAATAGACAATGAAATTTTTAATGCTGCCAAAATGGAATTGAGTGAACGCTCCTCAAGGTTAGGTAGAAACAATCGCTACAAGCCTGCAAAAATAAAAAAACCGCCAATAGCATTTAGGCTTGGCAGCATAACTGAAAATTTTGATAATCCAATCAGACAGGCAGAGTACATATATAGTCTGATAGAAAGTGGGGACATTTGATGGGAAATGTTATGATTATTCCTGCAAAACGACAGGTTGGAAATACCTCACGACGGCAGGAGGATAAGCCAAAGCTTAGAGTTGCCGCTTATTGTCGAGTCAGTACTGACAGCGATGAACAGGCATCAAGCTATGAAACTCAGGTTGAGCACTATACCGAGTATATCAAGAAAAATCCTGAATGGGAGTTTGCCGGCATTTATGCAGATGACGGTATTTCAGGTACCAACACTAAAAAGAGAGAAGAATTTAATCGTATGATTGAGGCCTGCAAGGCGGGTGAAATTGATATGATAATCACCAAATCAATCAGCCGTTTTGCAAGAAATACTCTTGATTGCTTAAAGTATATACGAATGCTTAAGGATAAGAACATACCGGTATTCTTTGAAAAGGAATCCATCAATACAATGGACGCAAAGGGAGAGGTTTTGCTTACAATTATGGCGTCACTTGCTCAGCAGGAGTCGCAATCACTTAGTCAGAATGTGAAAATGGGCTTGCAGTTTCGCTATCAGAATGGTCAGGTGCAGGTAAACCACAATCACTTTCTGGGATATACAAAGGATAGGGAAGGTAACCTTGTGATTGATCCGGAGCAGGCTGAGGTGGTAAAGCGTATTTACAGAGAATACCTTGAGGGCAGTTCTATGGACAAAATTGCAAAAGGGCTTGAGAAGGACGATATTTTGACAGGTGCCGGGAAAAAGAAATGGTGGACGAGCACCATCAACAAGATTCTCCGTAACGAGAAATACATTGGTGATGCACTTTTGCAAAAGACCTACACCACAGATTTCTTGAATAAAACCAGAGTCAAGAACAACGGCATTGTTCCGCAATATTATGTTGAGAATAATCACGAGGCGATTATTCCGAAGGATATTTTTCTGAGAGTGCAAGAAGAACTTGTACGCAGACGAGTGGTCAAAACCAGTGCAAACGGTAAAAAACGCAGTTACAGCTGTAATCACTGTTTTGCACAGCTTGTTATTTGTGGCGAGTGCGGTGAAATGTTCCGCAGAATCCATTGGAACAACCGAGGTTGTAAATCCATAGTTTGGCGATGTCTGAGCAGGCTTGAGGCGACAGGAATGGAATGTCATGCAAGGACAGTCAATGAAACGGTATTAGAAAATGTGGTGGTTCAGGCAATAAACACGCTCCTTGGCGACAAATCTACCTATCAGACACAACTACAGCAAAACATCGCAAAGGTTATCCGCGATGCTCAAAAGAATACTGCTGACGGAATTGACGAACAGCTTCTGGAGCTTCAAAAGGAGCTCCTCAAAAAGGCTAACAACAAGGAATCCTACGATGAGATTGCCCAGCAGATTTTCAAGCTCCGTGAACAGCGCCAGCAATGCACCGTTGACACCGCCACCAGAGACGCACAGATTGCAAGAATTAACGACCTGCAGGATTTCATTAAGCAGCAAAGTGCTACCCTCGAAGTTTTCGATGAGACATTGGTAAAACGATGGCTGGGGCAGATAACCGTCTGGGGCGACCATTTCACAGTGGAGCTAAAATCCGGACTAAAAATTGATATTGAAGGATAATGTCCTTAGACTCAAAAAGGCTCCTCACCACTGGAATATATCCAGTGATGGGGAGCCTTTTCTATTTAGCGTATGTTACTATTCCAGACAAATCTCCATCTGAATGCTTTGATTTTATGGAATATTCAATATTGAAACTATCTGTTAACGAATTAAGTAATAAAGCTGGTCCTAGCCATTTTATTTCTTTTGCCCTTAGAGAGCTTATAGAAAATTCAAACTCGATATCGTTACCCTTGACCTTAGGCATTGCAATATATTTTGTTATCTCCCTACCATAGTCATCCGAATTATATCGAGGATTTCCATTAATTCCAGCACCACTGAACTGGGCTCTCACTGCTGCCTGACTTTCTGCCAAGCTATCTGCTAAGGTGTATGATATATCGGTATCATAGGAAATATCTGATGATTCAGGCATCATCAAAAGTTCTTTAATAACATCATCTTCATAAATCAAACCCTCTAACCCTTGCATATCTGGATTTATAAGCTCCTTGGATGGAATAATTGCTTCTGCGACATCTTTTTTTATTTTAATGTGCACATCCACATCCTCATCGTAAACTTTAGATGCATTTTCGATTGCAAGTGGGATAAAAAGCATTCCGTTAAAAGTTGTCACGTACCAATCCATCATTTGTACACGATGCAGATTATATTCAAGCATCATAATGCTATCATATTTGTCTTCTTCCTCTTTGGTCCCTTCATAAGAATATGATGACATCAAATCATATCTTCTTTCTAAGTTTCCTATATTAAAAAATTCTGTATCTTCAGATATATCTATTCCGAGATATTCTTTGCATAAATCTATTATCGAACCTCTATCCTCATCATTTATGCGTACTTTCTGTAACTTGAAAAGATTTAATTTAAAAGAGCTAGTAACTGGAGTTAGAATTGAGCCATCATTTCTAATAATAGGAGTAGCATCGCTTGTTTTTTTCTCGTCTTCATCATTTGCCTCGTCCTTGCTTTGGAGTTCAGATGGTTCTGTAATTTTGTTACTCCTAATTTGTTCTACCAATTTCAAAGACTCTTCTAAAATTTGTGTTTTATGCTTAACAAAAGATACTGAGCTTGATACTTCAATCGGACAAATCAAATTAGAAACAGCACCATCGACAAAACAACCCAGACGTAAGTCTGAGAATCCTGCCTTAACACGCTTCCCATTTTCCAAAATATTTTCAACAGTATCTTGTATTACACCTTTTATATACCGCCTTACCTCTCCCTTACTTTTTCCGTCTTTTAATGAGAATGGAGTCAATCTTCGACTTGCAAGGTCAAAAGGCATGTTTTCTGGTGCACCGTAATCAGCGTTTAAAACACATATTACTCTATCCCAGCCTAAAACATGCGTAGCATACCCTAATTCAAGCATTACATTAGGATTTGGCATATATTTTATCTTACTATTTCCATCTTTATCGACAGTCTCATATTGACATACCGCACTAACATCAGCAATGAAAATATCACAATCGTCAATCTTTGAAAAAATTGTCTGTGCTATGTCTGGGGAACCAAATTCTCCCTTTGTGTCACGGTCAGCTTCAATATCAACTGTGTCTCGCAATAAACGAACTGCATCTTTGATACTGTCTTGAATTATATTTCTAGTATCACTTCCCGGCAAATCAGATTGCCAAGAATAAAAAATAGTAATCTGTGAATCACTCACATTAATACCTCCTTAACATCTATTCTATTGCCCGAAAATGCCTTTACTATCGAGTTGCCGGATTTGTTGTCAACTTTTTTCCTATTTCAAAAATCACTTCAAAATCCCTGACATCTAATCCACACACTCAATTTGCGTTATCTAATCCGAGGTTACAACCTGAACGAAATTTTGTGTTGGATATGTTTCCGCAAGATACAGCCAAGCATTTGCAGCAGTTGTGCGTATAATTTAAACTGCTGTAAAAGTCAGCAAACAAGCCGTTTTTTAAGCCGTTC